AAGTTCGTTATCTGCACTCAGGCTGAGTATGACGGTCTATCGCCAGCGGCTGACACGGTGTACTTCATCAAATGAGCGGAATCAATATAGGTGTCGGTGAGGCGAGTGCCATCAAGATAGGCGGGGCGAATGCCACTGCCGTCTACGCAGGCACTGAGCAGTTGTGGCCCATGAGGACGCCACCTTCATACAACTATCCGGCAAGCGGCGTTGACTTCAAGAAGCACGGACATAGCTACGGCGATAGGGACGTAGACGATTCATGGATCAACTGGGGTGCTGATCAGAGACACCAGATTACCCAGTGTCCTTCCACCAGTAGGTATACCTGTACGGCTGGCGCCGGAGGTCAGATCCAGCTTACCGAGAACACGGTTTACCTTGTGGAGTACAAGATTAGGGCGAGGGCTTACCAGCAGTGCGACACATCCTTCTATGCGGATGCTGGCGTGGTTGCAGAGAAGACTGGTCGGCCATTGCAGGGCATCCAGACAACCTTCCCAAACGGCGGCTCCGGAAGCGCGCCGAACTTATGGAGCAAAGGCAGAGAGCAGATTCTATGGTGGACGGCAAGCACAAGCCCATCAAGAGAGACCAGCGAGATACCGCCCGATCAGATGGATCTTACCCCTGAGACGAGGGGATACAACATATACAGCAAGTTTAAGACCCTCGTGAGGAAGACGGGGCCGGGCAACTTTGGGCAGAACGAGCAAAAGATTTGGGACGAATGGCAGACGAGAGCGCCCAACACTTCTGGTGACCACAATAAGTGGCGTGAGGCCGAGGGAGAGTGCTACGTAACAGTCGAGACCTTAGATGGAAATGGCTTTCAACCGGCCATTCGTACCGAGTGCAACACAAGCCCCAACGGACGCACCGGAATGGATGTCATCTTCGACAAGCTGGTATTCACCCCCGTTACTGAAGCAGACCACATTTAAATGAGAGGCGCACGATGAGCGAACGAGTAGTAGACAACCCCGCCAATCACGGCTGGACTGATGCCGGTGGTGGTAAGTGGACATGGGCTGGCTCTGGCACTGACGGTGGAGGTGGCTCCATTCAAGATGGTGACACGACCGGTCAAGTCACTACGTGGAACGGAACCGAGTGGGAGCCTAACGCAAGTCTCACCTTTGAGTCCGACGGCGATGCGGGATTCGTTAAAAACGTGAAGGCTGATGGGTTCCAGTTCGGGAATGACTGCGGGACTAGAACCACTTCTGGCACAAACGTTGTGCCGACGGATGGCGATGGGTCGGCGACAAACGCCACCATTGACCTCGGCGCAAGTAACTACCAGTGGAAAACAGTTCACTCAGATGAGGTGAATGCAAACACGGTCTGTAGCGGCGTTGATGGCAGGGCGGGATTCACGTTTGGGGGCAGTAACGTCATTCTGCCTGCCAACAATACTACCGTCACAAACGGCATTGCAGATTTGGGCCGAGACGGTAACAGATTCAAGGACGCATATTTCACCGGCACGGTAGATGCTGGTGCGATCACCATCAATGGTTCACCCATCTCTTCAGGTGGTGGTGGAGGAGGAGGTTTTATGATTCCGGTTCAACAGCCACAGACTGCTGGCGAATTTAAATGGGGGGTGGCCAGCTCGGGTGGTACTGAGGTTTTTGGCACTACATACGGTAATTGGTACTGCAATAAGACAACAAACACCATGACGATGCCGGTTCCTCCCGGCTATAAGTTTGTTTTGCAAAACTTCATTGCCAACGCCGACAGCTCGTCAGCGAAAATGGTGTTGTTCGACGGCATCTATCTGGACGGTGTACAGATAAACACTTCACCCGAAGTGTCTGGTAAATACAAAATCACCTACCCAAGTGGCGACCCGCAATACGACAGAAAGTATTTATGGCCCACTGCTGTGAACTACGTTTGTGAAAGCTCAGTGCAGTTCACTATCTATCAATCTGGCGATACTTGGTTCCACATCTTTGGTTACTTTATTGCCGCCGATGGCACAAGAGAAAGTGCCGAGCTGAGGAAGGCTTATCTGGTAGAGGAAGCAGAGCGCATTGCGTCTATGCCCGCGCCAGAGCCAGAGCTAGAGCTAGAGGTTGGCACACAGGAGATTCCAGAGTAGTGAGCCTCCCCAAAGACCCGCCGGTATCGCTGAAGGGTATACAGGATAACTTCTACAAGTCTGGGGCCGTCGGCTCCGTGGACAGGTACGTTATCGACTTCGCCCAGCGTGACGGCGTCACATGGGATCTGCTCGACTACGCCGGTCAGGCATATGGCCTGCAGTACGACATCTACGACAACGGTTATGGCGGCGGAACTGCCGACCGAGCCGTACAGCTTGATGAGTCAGACAGGCGTGCTGATGGCGCTGTTTCAGATGTGGGCGTCGTAAGCCTTTGGGGTTCCTACGCGATTGTGGGCGAGGACGATCAGGGCAAGTACGCCGAGATTCAGGCGTATCAGGCTCGGCTCCAGAGTCCCGGCTCTATTGGCCTCAACGGCATCTGGTACGCGGATGAGGCTGGCCCCAATGTCCGCTACAGAATGCGTGCAACTGTCGAGACTTCTGATGACTTTTCTACCTACGGTGAGGCCGGTGTCTTTGTGTTCGGCTACAAGTACGGCTATCTAGACGGTAGCCGCAAGACCTACTCCCTATGGGGCAATGGCGAACGTCCCGGCCCCAGTCAGACGCTTACCGTTGACGAGACCTTCACGGTGGGCGAGGACTGTCGCCACATCGTGGTGAATATGAACTCTTGGCTACCGGGCAGGTGGAACGAGTACCACCGAGCGGGATTCAAGGTTAGGAACTTGATAATAGAGAGAGACGACTCATGAGGAAATTCGCAGTCCTGTACAAGGAGCCACTCCAGTTGCCTCGGGCTAGAACATTCGATGCGCTGAGCTTCCAGGATGCCCTCAAGAGCGCTGGCACGAAAGTTGGGGGCCAGGAAGCACCCTTGTTCATTATCGACTTTGAGAGAGGTCGCTGCGAAATGATTAACCGTGGCGAGTCTGGAGAGGTTCGCGTCATCGAAGATGGCGACTATGGAGAGTTAACAAACTTTGAACGGAGAGAATACTGATGAAAGGACTCATCGCATTATTGTTAGTTACGTCACTTTTTGGATGCGCGTCAGCTCAGCAACGGATGGACAGCAAGCAGGACTACAGGCGCGCTCAAGTAGAAGCCATCAAAGTGCAGACAGACGCCCGTGTTAACCGCGAGCAGATAGAGGCGCTTGAGAAGCAGGCCATGTGGAATGCGCTGGCAGAGGTCGTAAAGGCCAATCCCGAGGCTGCGTCTAACGTAGTCATCGTGGCTGCGGTTGCCGCTGCAAGCGATGGTGCGTCTGGTGGCGCTCAAGAGCAGGGCATGGCCCTGATTAAGACAGAGCGTGAGACCACGGCTCTCGACTGGGCAAAGGTACTTGCTAACCCCGTGACCAACCTGGGCATTGCAGGGCTGAACATGAGCCTGCAGAAGACCATTGCTCGTCAGCGAACGCTTGTCGATCTTGCTGAAGCAAACAACGAAGGCAAGATGATGGACACCTTCGCCACCCTGGGTTCGCGGGAGACCACGCAGTACAACATCAGCGATGAGGCCATCTTAGACATGTCTACCTTCACGATGGGTGACACGACTAGTGGCGACACTATTTCTGACAGCAACAATCAGACTGAGACTCACACTGACAGCTACAACACTACGTCAGGCGACACTAATAGTGACAGCTTCAACGACAGCTCTGATAACTCCGACAACTCCGACAACTCCGACAACTCCGATAACAGCGACAACTCGGACAACAGCGACAACAGCAACACTGAGGAGCCAGAGTCAGAATGATTGGGCAAACCGTCATCGGCGGCATGATTTTCGCCACTATGGGGGCCAGGCCAAAAGTCCAGCGTGGCTGGATTAAGCGCTGCGCCCCTCATACGGAGTGGGACATCAAGCCCCGCAATAACGTGTCAACGAACGACTGTGGCTTCTACGGCATTAGCGATATGGAGAAGAAGAATGGGAATTGAGAACGCTGAGTACATCGATCAGCTAAATGCATCCTGGCCTACCAAGGAGGATGCTATTTCTGATGGTGATAATCACATCCGGCTGATCAAGAAAGTCCTGCAGCAGACCTTCCCTGGCTCCGACCAACCGCAGGCTCAGATCATCGATCCGCAGCTTGATGAGGGCAGCATTGTCCACAACAACGGAGGCAAGTGGACAGAGACCACAAAGATGACCGTAGACCCCTCTGGGAACGTCTCTGCCGAAGGCGACATCACCGCGAAGGGCAACGTACTGAGCCTCTCAGACGACCGTCTGAAGGACGTACAGAGGCCTGTGAGCGATGCTCTGGACAAGGTCAAAATGCTTGATTGTTTTCACTTTTTGCCCAATGAGAAGGGTGTCGATCATGGCATGAAGAACGATCCTCAGGTGGGTGTATCTGCGCAACAAGTGCAGGCTGTATTACCGGAGTGTGTTTCAACTGATGGCGACTATCTGCGTGTTGATTACCCCAAGCTAACGGTGCTTCTGCTGGCGGCTGTGAAGGAACTCGCTAATGCTGGCTAATGTCCGCGACATAGGCACTGCCGGAGTCATCTCCGACCTTGCTGCCTGGGACTTGCCTCCTAACGCTCTGACTGACGGGCGCAACTTCCGTGTGATGTCTGGCAAGATCATTGCGTCTGGCGGCTCAGCTATGCTCAGTACGGGTGGATCAGCAGGCGGCGAGATCGGTCATATTGCGCAGTCCACCGACTTTGAGGGGACTACTGCTTGGCTGGTTTGCCACGACAGCGGCATCGACAGCTATGAGGGCGATGGGTTCGTCAGCTTGCACGCCACAGGAACTGTCAGCCCGACCCAATGGACAAGCTGTCAGATCGGCCAGGTGACGTTTTTCAACAACCCCGGCATCACTCCTATTTACTTCACTGACTGGGCTGGCACAGACCCTGTGCAGGAGCTGAACTGGTCACCTAGTCAGACCTGGGCAGAGGCCGAGGTGTCTTGTCGTATCCTGCAGTCACACAAGAACTTCCTCTTTGCGCTTGGCACTACAGAGCCTGATCCCGACACGGGTGTCCTGACCTACTACGAAGATCGTGTTCGCTGGTCTCACCCCTGTGAGCCGAACGGCGTACCGTATACCTGGCAGGAGCCGAGTGAAGATCCATCTAGTCTCGCTGGTTATGTGACGCTGGGTCGTGGTGGCGCAATTGTCGGTGCAGAGAGCCTGCGCGACAGCTTTGTCATCTACAGCCGTCAGGCACTTAATGTTCTTGATTACACTGGTGACGCCTTGGTGTGGAGACGCCGAACGCTCAGCCAGAATGCAGGTCTCATCAGCCGTGACGCAGTGGTCGAGGTTCGTGGGCGGCACTACTACATCAGTAACGAAGACATCGTCGTGTTCGACGGCAACCAAGCCCAGTCTCTGCTGCACAACAGGTTGCGTAAGCGCTTTGCTGGCTCGTTGAACGAGGACGCACGCGAAACTGCGTTTGCCACGCACCACAAGACAGCGCAAGAGATCTGGTTCTGTGTGGCAGAGGGCGAGGCAGAGAAGCCCAACACGGCTTACGTCTTCAACTACCTAGACAGCACATGGTCGATCCGTGACCTCTCAACCGAGCGAGTATTCGCTCACGCGCTGTACGGCAACCGTCCTACCGAGACCCTGTCATGGGAGGAGTGGGAAGGCGCGTGGGCCGGTGAGCGGCAGACTTGGACATCTGCTAACCGACAGCCATTTGACGGAGCGTTGATCGGAGCTTCTGGTGCTGACGTTTACAACCTGGATACGCAGAACCCCGATGAGGAAGACCTGATGACCTTCATTGAGCGAGAGGCGATGCCTATCGTTGGTCATGAAGACTGCACGACGATCACTCGCGTGTATCCGCAGGTCGAGGGCAACACTCCGGTGACTGTCTCTATCGGCTCACAGCAGTTTGCAGGTGACGGCTCTACGTGGAAGAAAGCCGTGGAGTTTGACCCGCGCACAGACCGCAAGATTGATATTAGAACGACTGGTGAGCTGCACTCATACCGGATGGAGGGGCCAGCGAATGGCAACTTCAATATCACCGGCTTTGACGTTGAGTTTCACCCGGCAGGCACAAGATGACTTATAGAGCGGAACCTGTACCGACAGAGGTTGATGAGAGACTGGCAGAGTTCCTTGACCGCCAGTTCTTTGGCATTGACTCACACCTGTCGCGTTTCATCGCACCAGTGATCGGCCAGATGCCACAGCGCCGTGAAATGGGTGCAATTGTTTATGTCCGAGAGAATGGATTCTACGGATGCGTTGAGGAGAACGGAGATCTCGTATGGAAGAAACTGACGCTAAGTTAATCAATCCACAGATTGGCAACATTCGCCAGGAGTGGCATTGGGTAAAGCCGGGCATTGAGGAGATTCTTCACCTCGACCCGAGCCTCACCTACAGACCCGAAGACATCTACGCAAGCTGTATCAGCGGAGAGAGTCAGCTCTGGATACATCCAGACTTTTTTAACGTCGCAACCATTGAGGTTGACCCTTTCACAGGCGACAAGACATTTCTCTTGTGGCTTTCGTGGGCTAAGGAGCGGGGCGGTGCTAACGCCGTGACCTTTGCCAGCTTTTATGAGGACGTTGCCCGGCAGTATCAATGCAGCCGGATAGAGACTCGCAGCGTTCAGATGCCAGCCGTTGACTATGCCGTAGAGAAGGTTGGCTGGAAGATTCGTGAAATCGTATTTGGAAAAGACCTACAGGAGTAATAAGCATGGGCGGTAGAAGCAAGAGCGATCAAAGCTCCAGCAGCCAAAATGTGAACAGCAACCAGGGAGTCAATAGCTCCGTAGGGATGAACTACGGCGTGAACCAGTCTGGCAACGAGTCACAGAATCAGTCGTCTGGTTCATCTATGAACTCCAGCAACCAACGCATCTGGGGTGAGCAGACGCCCTATTTGCAGGATGTCTACGGTAATGCTCAAGACCAATATGGTCAGGCGATGGATCAGATCAATGCGCTTCAGCCACAGGTGCAGGATCAGGTCTCTGGCGCATTCGATCAGGGTATGTCTGGCTATGGCAATCAGATGGGTGGAGGCTTCGCCCAAGGCCTACAGGGCCAAGTAGGTGAGAACGCCTACGTAGATGCATTAGCTGGCGACATGATGAGTGACGCATCAAAGATTAAGCAACAAAACCTTGGCGGTCTTGACGCCAGAGCAGCGGCAGCAGGTATGTCCGGCTCTTCTGGCTACCGTAACCAGGTAAGTGACATGGCCGAAAACGTCGATGAGCAGACCATGCAGGGTCTGAACCAGCTCAGATTCAACTCGTTCAACCAAGGCGTTCAGAACAACATGAATGTCGCAGGCATGATGGATCGCAACCAGCAGGGCGCAATGGCGAACATGGGCAACATGCAGCAAGGCGCTATGGCTCAGTTCAACCCAGCGATGGCAGGCCTGAACGCTACAGGCGCATACGGTAACATCATCGGTGGCCCGACCACGCTCGGCTCGTCCTCTGGTAGCAGCTCTAACCAGTCCAGCGGATCATCGAATGGATTCAGCAACGGGATGCAGGCCGGCATGAACATGTCTGGTGGCTTTAACAATGGTTATGGCTACGGCGCATCGACTGGCCAGGGCAGTTCCAGCAGTTGGACGTTTGATCCCGGCTCATCAATGGAAGGTGCTGCCAAGATGTACGCATCAGGCTCAGACATCCGACTTAAAACCAACATCGTGCGGGTCGATAACATCGACGGCGTGAACATGTACACATGGGATTGGGACGACAACGCGCCTGTAACGTGGCCAATGAACTATGGCGTAATCGCTCAAGAGGTCGCTGAAACGCACCCAGAGGCGGTGTTTGAGGGTGATCACGGTTACTTGATGGTGGATTACAGCAAGCTAGGAAAAGCTGGCGAGAAAGCCTTGGCAAGGATGGAGGGTTAATCATGGGTGGACGAAGCAGCGGTTCAGCTAAAGATACACAGCGTAAAACTGACGCCACGATGGATGGCCTCGCTAAGGGACGCACAGACAACAAAGTGCTGATGGATCAGCAGAGTGAAATGCAGGGAGGCATTCTCGGTGTTGTCATGCCCGTCATGCAGGAGTTAATTGGTAGTGGTTTGAGCCTATTTGGCATGAACCCCAACATGCCGAAGGGGACTCAGAGTGTCACTGAGGCCACACCTGACATTGTTGCCGCCGCTAACTCTGCTCCCCCGCCACAGCCCGCGCAGTCAGCATACGACCAGCGTATTGGCCAGCTCATGCAGAACCAAAACATGACGAGGCAGGACGCTATCGACAATCAGGCTCACGCCATGCAGATGGGGGCTGACTTCAACAATGATGGGGCCGTCGGAAACGATGAGTGGCGTCAGTACCAGGCAGGCGGTCAGCAGGGCAGGGTTCCGTATCGTGCGGGCCTGTTTAACATGGGGGGAATGCGGTAATGGGACTTTTTTCTCTAGGCGAGAAGGTTGCCGAGCAGGGAGGCCTTGTCGATGACAGAACAGAAGAGGAGGCTGTCTTCAGCTTGCTCGAAATGCCGAAAACCGCAGTCCAGCAAGAGATAGAGAAGGACGGCAAGGCTAAGTTCGCAGGCAAGGCAATCCTCAACGCGCTCACGGGCGGCTTATTCACTCCTATCTTGCACCCCGATTTGATGGATAACAAGGCAAAGTACGCCAGCGACCTAGAGCTTTATCAGGAGCAACAGAAACTGGGCATCATGGATCCCCAGGTAGAAGCCTATGCGAGCATGTTTGACGAAAGCGATCCGGCGCGAGCCGCCTACATTCGTGCCGCTAACTCTGTCAAAGAGTTTGACGGTAATGACTATTCGCTGAGCCACGGACAGACGCGATTTAGTGGCTTTGACGATAGCGTCGTGGCCTACAACCCAGCAGACCCCAAATACACGCAGGCACAAAAGAACCTTCAGCAGTGGAAGATAAATAATCCCGAACCTGAAGCGGGTACGGAAGCTCACAAACAGTGGACTGCGGCAGCTAACCAGTTCTTTAACTCTGCAGTACGTGCGGGATCGAACCTCAATGGCACGATGTACGACCAGTTTGGCCGTCCGGTAGGCGGCAGTATCGAACCCTATCTCGAAAATACCGAGAGTCAATCGGAGGCTGACGCTGCTGGTACGCAATTAGTAACAAGCGCTGACAAGATGTTCAGTGAGGGTTACACCAGGGTGCGTGATGCTTCTAGTCAGGTCCGTGACTACGATGACCGCATTGCAGTTGCCGAGGATACTTTGCATAAATTTGAGACAAAAGAATACGACACCAACATGGTTCGCGGCATGATCTTGAATATCACTGGCTTGGGTAGCATGGAAGATGCCGAGGTGCGGGCCTTGGGTACAGATGAGGCCATCAACAAGGTCACTAACTTTAATGGTCACACCACAGACTTTGAGTACGGCGAGGCATTTAAAGCTGCGTTTGCAGACATTCTTAGCGGCAGCAACGTCAATATAGGAACTCTCACAGTGGTCATAGAAGGCCTGAAGAGAGGACAGGAGCAGGCCTACCAGGACTGGAGAGGCGGTGTCGCAGACATGGTGAGCAACGCGCAGACACCCGGTGAGAGGTTGAGCCTGGAACGTCAGAATACGTTTAATAAGCGTCGATACCCAAAAGCTCCAGGCCTTGGCATTAAAGAGGATGGAATGATGTATGTGGGCGGCGACCCAGGTAATCCCGATAACTGGTTGAAGGTGAAGTAATGAGTAAACCGTGGGAGAGGTATCAAGGAGATCAAGGCGAGGCCGAGGCTACCCCCGGCCCGTGGGACAATTATAAGACGGAAGAGCCTGATCCAGATCCAGAGCCGCAAGAGGAAGAGACAGCGACAAGCACCTTTAGCCGAGTGCTGGGCGCTGTTGGCGATGCCTTCGACTACGTTGGCGAAACAGGATACGCATTCCTTAATAACGTAGGCCAGACTGCTCTGGGTAATTATGACGATGAGATCGGTGCTGCGGTCCGGTCTGTATACGACATTGCTACGAGCAGCGATTTTGATCTGAGCCATTACGGCCCGCTGTACGACTACAACAAAGAGCAGATCCAGCGTTTTAATGATCAAGTAGACGCTGATAGCCCTATCGCCTCAGTTACAGGCAACATCGCAGGCGCAGTCGCTGGCGTTCCCGCAATAGCTGCTGGCAAGTACATCGCACAGGCTCCTGGCGCAATTAGCGCAGTAGGTCGATCAATCTTAGCTGGCGCGGGTGAGGGTGCTTTGCTGACCTCTGGCGCAACAGACATGGAAGAGCTTAATGCTGACGGCAGCAACTCTGTTGACCGCTATCTGGATTATGGTGGCGCGATTGCAGAGGGTGCTGGTTGGGGCGCTGCCGGTGGGGGAGCTGGTGGTGTGGTCGGCACGTTTGCGGGGCCAATCGCCAAACGTGTTTGGCGCTCTTTGGGCGGGAATCAGAAAGCCGCCGCCATCAAAGAGATCAGGGATCGCGCAGTGGAATACGGCATCGATGCTGATGAAGTAATTAGCATGATGAACAAAAACCCCGACATGACGATGGCTGATGTTGACGTAGCAATGCGCGACATGGCGCGTGGTCTTGGGCAAGCCAACCCGCAGGCAATGAACACAGCCCGTGAAACGCTTGTCGAGCGCAACAGGCAGGCTCCAGAGCGTATTGGAGAGGCTCTTGAAGAGGCGTCAGGTGTGCCACTTAACAGGGCTGACGAGATTGCTGCAGACGCACAGTCA